CGAGCCCTTCCGAGCGCTCCTGGCGCGCCGTGATCTTGTGGCGGAAGGTTTTGACCTTCGCGGCCAGGAGGTCGTAGCCGTCGACCAGGAGGACGGAGAAGCCGGCGGATCCCGCTTTGCCGCTCATCGGTTCGGGTCCTCAGCGGGATGGCCACAGTTGCCACACGCGTACTGCGGCGGCCCGAACCCACTCGTCAGCACGCGCCGCTCCGGTCCGAGGCTGCACTGCGGACAGCGGGTCTCCGCCGGCGCGCGCGCGGGCTTGCCGCTCGGGTCGACGATCGTGGGCGTCGGCGTCTCATTCATGAGAGCTCCACATACAGGCGAAACAAGGCGACGAGTTCCTTGACTTTCACGCCGGCGATCTCTTCATCCGCGAGCGCCATCGTCTGGTCATGAAAAATCGCCCAGCTCGCATACCCGGTCACCGTCGGCGGATCCCGGAGCAGTTCGATCACTTTGCCCATCACCGCCTGCGCTTCACTCCAGCCCTGATACGTGCTGAACACGTGCACGCGCAGGTCGATCTCCGGGAGCATCCCCAGCCCCGGCTTCGTGCCGAACCCGCCGAGCGCTTTCTCGTTGACCTCGACCAGCACGAAGGGATACCCGGTGCCCTGCGCGACGTCGTCGCCGACGCCGCCAGGCGCCAGTGCCGTGAGCGCGGCGACGTTCAGGACCGCGAACACCCCGGCCGAGACGGGCGAGAGCGCCGAGTAGCTCGTCACGGCTGGACCTCCGCACAGACGAGGTGCAGTTCTTTCCGCTCGTCGGTCGGATCGCTGAAGGATTCAATGTCGAGGATCCGGCTCTTGAACCGAATGCGGTCCTTGACGGAGATGTCCTCCCGGAACCAGATTTCCCACACGCTCGAGCACACCGCGGTGACCTGCGCAGCGCGGAGCGCTTCGGTGCCGTTCAGCGGCCGCTCGTGCGCAAAAACGACCGCCCGCAGCGCGTAGCTGACCGTGTGGCCGCCCTGGCCGTCCGCGACCGGGACCTGTTTCTCGATCCGGATCCGTTTCCGTTTCTCGCCGACGGTGCCCATCAGAAGCTCTTGTAGCCCCAGAGCTGGGCCTGGACCCACGTCAGAATCGCCAGCGAGGCCTTCGCGTCGCCGCGCAGCCAGCTCGCACGGATGTGCTCTTTCAGGCAGGCCTTGATGAGGCTCGGCACCGCAGAGGCCACCCCGTAGCCGGCGACGAAACGGATCGTCACGGCGTTCGGGACGTCGCGCGTCGTCGGGAACACCTGGCCGTAGTTCGGAACGAGGTACCCGCTGCGTGCTTTCGGCCCCGCCGGCGCGTCGACCGTATACAGGGTCGAGCTCCAGGCCTGCGTCACACCATTCGCGTCCACATAGGACACAGAGGTCACAGAGATCAGCGGCGCCTTCGGGAGCTCGATCGCGTCGTCGCTGCTGCCGGGGAAGCCGTCGCGCTTGTCGTCCCAGGTCTGCGTGACGAACGCCCGATGCGTGAAGGTTTCGCCGTACTCGCGCGCCGCGCTGATCCAGGCGACGAGCTGTGGGTCGGCGGTCGTGTTCGTCGTGGGCGCGTCGGCGCCGAGGCTCGCGTTGGCGGTGTTGTCGGTCAGCGTCGTTGCGGTGTTGTTGCTGAGGGTCGACTGGAGCTTGTAGGTCCCGGCGCTGTTGAACTGCCGGTAGATCTTTCGGGCCGTGACCGCCGAGCCGCCGAGCGGGATCGCGGTCAGCTCGATCTTCCCGTTGACCGCCTTGTCGGCGACGGTGACCGCCGCACTCGCCGCGCCGGCGTCGGTTTCGCCATCGGCGGTGACGAACGTGGCGAGATAGCGATGCGTGCCAGTCTCGACGTTCCCGGCGATGGGGACGGCCGCCAGCGCGGCGGTGACCAGGGTCGGCGCGGGCTCCCCGTCGGTGCTATCGAGCCGGAGATGTGCTTTGACTTCCGCGACCGTGATCGGTTCGGTCGCCGGAGCGGTGACGAGGCTGAGGCTCACCCGCCATCACCGCCGCTTCCTGCGGCGCGTAGCCGGGGCGACCTGTTTCTTCGCGCGCGGCTTCCGGAGGCGTCCGGGCACGCCCTCTTGGTGTGGCTCTTCGGAGACCGGATCGTCGTCGTCCCCCAGATCGGTGGCCTGGGGCGCCGGCGCGGGCGGGAGCTCCGGCTCGGCGGCCTCGAGCGGAACGACGGGCGGTGGCGTCTCGAGGGGCGCGAGTTCGGCGAAGCCGGTCGTGAGCATGTTCTCGCCCTCCGACTGGCAGACGTCCTGCACCAGCCCCGTGTCGTTGCCTTGGAGAATTCTGACGTGCATCAGCTCTACTCGATGCTGAGCAGCTCTTCGTACCACATCGCGCCCATCGTGAAGGTGTCCCCCACGAGCGACGAGACGACGTGCAGACAGAGCGAGCAGCCCGGCGGCACGATGAGGCGGCCGTTGACTTCGGCAGTGATCGCGCCGAACGGCACGACGCCGCCGGCGGCTTTGTTGTAGGCGTTGCCCCAGGGAAACCAGCCGTTGTCGAGCACGGTCGTGCCGATCGCGTTGACCGCCAGCCCGGTGTACCCCTGTTTGCCGGAGTTGCCGCGGACCGCCAACGACGCACTTGACGGCGCCGCTTTGACCGTCGCGACCTGCGCCCAGCCGCTGAAGCCTTCGACCACGGCCGTCGAGACCAGATTGAAGAAGAACAGGCGATCGATGATCAGGCTGCTGCCGCCGGAGGGCTGGCCGTTCCACAATTCGAACGCGGCCAGGGTCGACGGCCGGACCACCAGGCCCGCCGCGGCCGTCACGGTCATCGTGCCCCAGGCCCGCCCCTTGCGGACCATCTCGGTGCCGATCGGCAGCCCCTGCGCGATGATCTGTTCGTTCAGCTCGTTCTCTTGGAACTGCGCCTGCGCGTATTGCCCCGAGGGCTTGCGAACAGAGCCAACGACCTGTGCGGCGACATCTGGCATGTGCGGAACTCCTGAAAGTCTGTTCGCCGTCCCGACTTACGCGGCGACGATCTGCGCGCCCTCGTCGAGCGGGAAATAGAAGATGTCCCACTTGATCGAGCCGGTCGTGTTGTTGGCCGAGCAGGTGATGGTGATGTTGCCGGTCGGGAGAATGAACGGCAGCGCGTTGAGCGCGGGCGCGAACCCGGCGCCGGTCGCGACGCCGATGACCGCCGTCCCGTCGCCCTCGACGACGACGAGCGCGCCGATCTCGAAGCTGGCCGCGGCGAGGGTCGAGGCGATGACGGCCGCCGTGCCCACCGTCGGGACCGAGTTCACCGACAGGTTGTTCGCCGTGGCCGACGCGGCCACCGTGAACACCCCCGACAGGCTCGTCACAAAGACGCGCCCGCCGCTGATGGTGAAGATCGTCTGGTCCGCCGTTTGCGGCCACACGGCGGTCGCGCGCTGGACGTGAAAGCCGAAGCCGAACGTCGTGAAGACGTCGCGATTCTGATTCGTATACACGCGCGCGTCTCCTTTAGAGCACGGACGGATTCAGATGCCCGGCGTAGCGCGGCCGCCCGATCCCGAGGCCGGCCATGAGCAGCGGATTTCCGACCGATGAGAAATTGAAGGCGACCCAGTGGGCCGTGTTGCCGAGCGTATCGGGGTCGATTTCGATCGTAATCACCCGATGGTCGAAGGTCGCGGCGGTCAGGGTCAGCCCCGTTGCGGCGACGCTGATCGGATCGCCGAGCTGATCCGACAGGTCCACCTTGTAGTCGGTCGCCGACAGGCGATATTTGAAGGCGATGGCCGTCGTCAGGGCCGTCGCCAGGGCCGCCGTCGTGTCGGCATAGACCGTCAGCACGGAGTCGGCCGTGATGGCGCCAAACTGCAAGACGGCCGTGAAGCCGTCCAGCTTGCCCAGGTCGACCGCGTCGCTGACGTACGCGCTCCCGGTCTTGTCTTTCGGTTCGAAGAGCGGGATGAGAATCAGCGATTCACTCATGCGCATGTGCGTGGCTCCCTTAGCTGCGCGTCGCGAGGACGATGAACGGGCTCTGTGTCGCGGTGCCCTTGAACGGCGTCACCGCCGCGCGCGGCACCGGCTGTCCGTCGCAACGGTAGAAGGCGCGGAAGGTCTGCTCCCCCTGCGTGAAGCGGACATGGATGGACGACGCCTGCTCCACGCCGCCCTTTTTGATCAGGCGGTACTTCTTCAGGTCGACGAGGGCGATGTCGCCGACGGTGCCCGCCGTCGAGTTGAACTCGGTCTCGACGACCGGCCGCCCTTTGATGGTCAGGACGCCGTTGCTGTCGTAGTTCACGAAGCGCGGCTCGAGCGCGCCGGCGCCGGCCGGGATGCTCAGGAGGTCGAGCTGCGGGTTGCAGTCGGTGTTGATCAGCCAGACGCCGTTCTTCTTCGAGCGCGAGGGAAAGCGGGCCCACATCTTCGAGAGGTTCGACACGTTGATGGTCGCCGCGGCCTGGCCGGTCTCTTTGGCGATCGACAGGATGCACGGCGCGACGAGATAGCCGAGCGGCTGCCCGGCGCCGGTGCCTTCCGTGATGGCGTCTTCGACCTGGAACGTCAGTTCCTCGCCGAACATCGCCTGCAGCTCGCCGCCGAGGCCCGCGGCGTCGTTCACGAGCTCGTCGGTCATGTAGCCGAGCGCACCGACCTTGCGGAGCTTCAATTCGATCCGGGCGAGCTTGGGCTGCGACGCCGTCGGCGCCGTGCCCTGGTCGACCCAGTAGCCGAGCACGCCGCCGCCGCGGGTCACCGCCCGGCTCGTCTCGTCGACGACGGTGTAGGCGATGGAATCCCCCGAGATGGTCCGGGCATCGACGCGGCTCAGGAGCTCGCCCTGCGTGAACATGTCGCGCTCGATGCCTGCCGCCAGTTCGTGCGGGACGGCGAACCCGCCATCGGACGGAAT